TATTTATTTTCTGCATGAACATACAAACAGCAACCGATAATTGTTGTCATTAACGAAGCCCATCCCGCTCCGTTCCACCATCTTGAAAAATTAATTGTCATTTATTAACTCCATTTGTTTGCTCGTTTCGCGTGTAAAATATTCCATGCAAGCATCATAGCTAAGAACGATCGTATTTCCCTTGCGCATGTGAGGAATCATCCCCTTACTAACTCGATAATAGATTTCAACGGCCTTCACCCCAAACAGTTTTGCACATTGAGGCACTGAGATCTCACCCTCTTCAAAAAGCGGCTTGCCATTGAATTTACTACGAGTCCTATCGTACTTATGCCCCATGAAGTCGATGTAATCCTCTTCGTAAATATGCATTATTCCTTTTACCTTGTGAAATGGAACCTTATTTTGTATGGCTGTCTGATAAATCGCTGTCCATGCCACATGATATTTGTTCGAGATTTCTCGCAAACTCATTGATTTTTTGCAAACGCTTGTCTCTGTCATCGATTCCTCGTTGTTCTCTTACTGTTACTAAGCCGTCGCTAGCCTTTTCGATAGCTTCGGCAATTTTTTGGCGCGGAACCCTCTTACCGCTCATATACTGATAGAGCGATGAAGGACGACTTCCACACTCCAAAGAAAACTTAACCAAGTCTATTTTATATTTCACCACAAATTCTTTTAGCTTCATAAGTACCTTGAGTTACTCTTTTAGCCGAATAATACAACATGGTTAGGCGTATTTGTCAATGAGATTGGTTGACAAGTTTATCTTTTATAAAATTCTTGTGTTATTCAATTAAGTGAAAATGCATAATTCATCGCATAGCAAGAAAAAACCCTCCACGAACGGGAGGGCGGAGAAATAGACCTAGGTCAAGGGACAGAAAGCAAGTGAGGAGGACACCCGCTTAATCTTATTATAATCGTTTAAGGCATTATTCTTTCAAATAAATATTTTATTTTGATAGTTAATGTGCCATAGATTAAAGAAAACGTAGGTGAAACAATGATAGATGCATGGTTAGAACCCGATGAAGACTTTTTCGAATATCAATCAAAAATAAGCGAGGAAATAAATGACGACGACGAAACTATTGCAATCGACTTCGATGAGCACTTGGACAGAGCGCTACTCGCAATTGAGCGAGCCTTCTGTAGAAAAAACGGACTTTTGTATGGTTGAATGTATGCAGGTGTTTTTCGGAATGAACGATGATTATTCAGTATATCAAGAACTAAACTACTTAATGTAAGGTATTTATGTCAGAAATTTATAAAAAATTAGCACAAGCGCAATCAGAATTCGATGCAGTAGTGTTCGATAAAGTCAATCCTCACTTCAAATCGAAGTACGCGAGCCTCGCTGCCATCAAAGACGCGATCGAACCAGCATTGCACAAGCACGGGTTCACCGTCTTACAGCCTTGGGAATGTATGGAAAATGGGGACGTTAAATTGAGTACTGTTCTTTTACACGAGTCGGGAGAGAAAATTCAGCTTGCATCTTCCATAGTTAAAGGAGGGCGTAAAGATCAAGAAATGGGGTGTTCAGTGACCTATCAGAGGCGATATCAGATCTCAAGTGCTCTGTTCTTGTTTGCGGAAGAAGACGACGACGGAGAAATCTCAGAAGGAAGAATAAGCCCTCCTAAAGATATTAAAAAGGCTGCGCCGAAACCCATTGAAGTTCCTAAGCCAACAATAGCATTGTTCTCAAAGGAACAGGTTGAAGAGGTAAGACGCTTAATAGGAAACTACCCCGAGCTGAAAGAGGAAGTCTTGGCGTTTGCTCAAAAGAATTTGATTCGAGACATCGAAGCTTCAAAATATCCTATCATCTTAAAAATGATCAAGACGAGCATGAAAAACAAGGGAATCGAAATCCCTGAACAAGAGGAGAACATAGCATGATTTACGTAAATTTAGAGCAAGGCACACAAGAATGGCTTGAGTTTAGAAGATCACGAATTGGGGCTTCCGAAGCCTCAATTATTGAAGTTTGTAACCCATGGTGTACACCCAACGATCTTTATTTGAGCAAAATGAATAGTATCGAACAAGCGGATAATCCTGCTATGAAAAAGGGGAGGGCTTTGGAGCCAATCGCAAGAGAGATGTTCATTGCTGAAACGGGGATCTTTGTGATGCCTACGGTTGGAGTAAGTGAAGAGAGACCATGGCAGATGGCAAGCTTCGACGGCATTAGCGAGGATGGTACGATCATCTGCGAAATAAAGTGCGGGGGAGAAGATCTGTATCTCAAAGCTAAGAGCGGTGATATTCCCATTTACTATCGCCTGCAAGTGCAACATCAGATTTGCGTTTCCAAAGCTGTTAAAGCTTTCTATGTGTGCTTTTATGAAGGAAAAATCGCTATAATTGAAGTTAAACCGGATTGGGAATTGATCGAGAAGATGATTGATAAACAGAGCGAATTTATGGAACTCATGCATAAAATGGAACCTCCTCCGTTGACCGATAGAGACTATACCCCGATCGAATCTGAAAGAGGTTCACAAATGCTGAAGGAATATTTCTCTCTTGGGATAGAAGAGAAACGGATCAAAGAACGTAGAGACTTGTTGAAGCAAGAAATCATTGACCTTAACCCTCAGCGAAACTTTATTTTAGATGGTTCTAAGGTTTATCAAAAGACAACAGTTTCTTACAACACAAAAAAAATGGCCGAAGAGGGAATCGATATTTCACGATACAAATCGGTATCTAAACCTTATTGGATGCTAACTTCGCCTGGACGCACGAAAGCTTTGTAGGGCTCAAAAGTGGGCTGTTGTTTTATAGCAGCAGCTCTTTTACGCTCTTCTTTTTTCCTATCATTCCAAGCCCTGCTTCTAGCTCTTGCCTTCTCTCTTTTTTCAGCTAAGGAAGTAAGAAAAGCTTGATCCTTTTCATTTTTCTTTCGAGCATGGTAAGCCCTCAATGCCTTACTGATCTTCTCTCCTTTTTCTTCTCTCTTACTTTCCTCGCATTTTTCAAAAGCATCGGTTCCTTTTACATAAGGATTTTCACCATTCTTCATGCCGTGTGTAAATCGAGCATCATATTCAGTTTCTATTTTATGAAACTCTTTATCATGCCTTTTAACTTCCTTTAAAAACTCTTTCAAAGAATTTTCAGTTAATTCTCTCATAATTGCTTCACACTCATCAACATGTAATTTAATTGATTTTTTGAAATTAAATGATAAATAAATTAATGTTATATTTGTAATTATAACCGCTAAAGATAAAATCATCTTAGAGAAATCCTCTTGTCATTGGGGGTTTTTCCGATCAACTCAATTGGCACGTTGCAATGAGAGCGAGGCTTATCAAAGTCGAAATAGATTTGGCGATCCGGCTTGCGAGGAGTATGAAACTTCATTCGGATGATCTCATTTTTAACCCACTTGGTTTTATGCGCCCATGTGTATGCACAGATCTCAGCCTTTTTGATTTGATAGTTTAAAAAGTTTTCCTCTTCATGGTCAAGGAAGCCGTCTTTCAGAATCTCTTGCAGTATAGGAATATATTTTGATCCAGGGAAGTTTACGGCCTCTTTATAGTTCTCGAGAGCTTGGACTTTCTTACGGTGGACAAAGAAGGAAGAAAATTTGTCCTTGAATTCATTAAACTTTAGCTTAAAATAGGATTTACGCATACAACACCTCTGTTAGTGCGCAAGATGGTACTAGCATGAGTTTTTTTTACGCAATCTTAAATTTACTAGAGTTAAATCGAACGATCCGAATAGGATCTAAATAAAAATGAGCGCTTTCTCGGTCAAAGGAAGAAGCGCCCAAAGGAAAAACCAACGATAACATAACGAAAGTTATCTTATCAAAAGGCCCGAATTAAGGCCAAGGTTTTTCTGATGGGCACGCGAGACGCTCGCAACCTAAAGGAATTCTCAATGACAAATTCAACTGAATACGACGACTTAGACACAATTCAAAGATGCCCTCACGATAAGGAAAATCCTTACGTCATGGTGAGCCGTGATCTTGTAAGGGAAAAATCCTTATCTCCTGAATGCCGGTGGCTTTTAATTTATCTTCTTTCCAACGATTCCTCTTTCAAGATCAAGATCAAAACAATTATTAATCACCTCGAAGGGCATAAAGGCTATGGTAGGGATGGGGTTAGAAAAATGATCCAGCAATTATGTGAAGAAGGTTACATGAAGAGAGTGCTGGTTATGAAAGGAAATTTGAATAATGGATTCAAATATTATATTTCTGAGACCCCTAAATTCAAAGAATGTATATCTAATTTAAAGAAAATTCTCCGACGGACTGATTTTCAGGGCCCCGAGTTTCAGGCGTCTGTAGATCAGGCGCTATTAAGAAAGAACAAGTCTTCTTCTTACGAAGAAGACATATCTAAAGAAACAACAACATTGGTTAACCAAGAGCCTAAAGCGCCAAAATCTAAAAAACAAAATGATGATGTTTCTTCAGAAAATCTCATGAAGGCATTGAAAGATGCCAAGAAGGTTGAGCGAGCATTGGCTTATTGGTGTAAACATGAAGAGTGGGTGAGGAAGAAGGCTTCTAAAAGCTTGGTAGGCTTCTTAGTGGATTTGGTGAGGAACGATCGCGATCTCATTGAGAATGGGCATTTAACTTTGAGGGGAGTTTCGGAAGAGTGGGCTAAGACGCTTGCGAAGATGTACGGAGAGAAATATAGGTTCGAGGCTTGCAAGGACGGGATTGTTTTCATATTCCCTGGGGGAAGAGGCCACTATGAGATAAATTATAATGAGGAAGATTTTAAGCAGAAAGTTTTGGGAAGGTTTGAGAAAATGGGATTGATCATTGACACCCTTGACGCTTAAGACTTGCACACTTTGTAAAGAAGAGATACCAAACTATCTCATGGCATGGTCTAAAACGCGTTGTAAGTCATGTATGGCTGCGTTAAAGAGAAAAGAGAGATCTAGACAAGGCTCAGACCCCTCGAAGCGCTGGAGAGTGTTTAAATGGGCTTGGTGACGATTTTACTAGAAAGCGTAGCTTTGTAAACCTCGTAGCCATCAGTTACGGAAACGCAGATTGTTTCATGTGCAACATTATCATTGGGGGCGAATTTATACATTGCAGCGGAGACGATCTTAATTATTGCGTAGCCAAATTCCTCGCAAGGGATTTTGTCTTTCCATTTATCGCTGAATGTTCCGAAGTCTTTAATAAAGTCTAAGTAGTCTTGATCTTTCATGTTATTCCACCATCTCCACAATATCTTTTTCTAATTCATTAAATTTATCTTTATAATCACTCACTGATTTGCCTCATTTTTTTGTATAAAATCCCAAACTTGTTGATAAATAACCTCGATCGCTCTCTGTTGAGCAAGCTCGATCACCTGATTTATTGTCGGCACTTCCTCCATCTCTTCTAAAGCCTCTTGTATGTAATTTGAGGCATAGTCTTTTTTAGCCCACTCGAAAAGATCGTTGGAATAAATATCTGCTTGAATTTCATTGACTGCTCCCCAATATAAGGCCTCACAATCGCACTCTTTAAGACGCTCAAACGCGAAATAAATCTGCTGATAAATCCAGTCGCAAGGAAAAGCATCATAGAATTCATTCAAATGAATTTCTCTAATTAGATTTCGTAAAACATCGGGAACGCCTGCATCCTTCAAGCATGAGAAATGATCGCCGTTAGCTCTAATTCTTACTTCAAAATTATCCGTGTAATCTTTCATACTAAAGTGCCTCTTGTTAAAATTAAAAAGCGCAAGACATCAGCCTTGATTGCTTGCTGCGTGAATGATCGAGACGGCCAGTTATAGTAACCAACCGTCCATTTGAATTGATGGATTGAAAGATGTTTCATATTGTAAACCTGTGTTCGGGATTGAATTCTTTAACCATTTTGAGGGTTATTTTTCCCCAGCATATTCCAAATTTATCCGATCTAACTTTAGACATTAATGACCAGGCTTTCATAGAAGGTAAGCCCTTAGATTCGTTGTAGTGTTCATTGTAGCAAGGTTCAAAGTTGGCATTGTGACTATTGAACATATCTATGTGTTTTTGAGTGATCTTCATTCTTAATCCCTGAGTTGTGCATTTACTATGAGATGAATTATGCATGATGTCCGAATTTAAACCAACACTAGACTTTATTTTAATTTATTGGTATGGGTGAGATTAACGATTAAAGAAATAGGTTTGCAGATATATGGCTAATGAGATACAGCTTAGAAAGAAGGCTGAAATCATAGGAAAACCGAAAGGGCCGAAGCCGATTAAAATTGATGAAGCTAAGGTTTATGAGCTTGCAACTTATCACTGTACAACGGGTGAGATTGCGAATTTATGCGGATGTAGTGAGACGACTCTTAATCGCCGATACGCGCACGTTATTTCTAAAGGTTATGATGATTCCAAGAAACAGCTACGTAAAGCTATGATACGCAGTGCTTTAAGTGGCAACGTGATTATGCAGATCTGGCTAAGCAAGAACTGGCTTGGCTTCAAAGAACGACAGCCCGATGAAGCTCCGAGCACGGTGATCAACATTCAGATGAACGATATCCCTTAGAGGCGAAGCGATGAAGCTAGGAAGGCAGAAAGTTAGGCGCAAGCGCACTTACGCTCCGCAGGTGCCTCAAACGGTTATTGAGATTCAGGGGCAGCCGATAGATTATAAGGACATATGGAGCAAGATCGAGCAGGGCTTGAAGGGTTTAGACGGCGAGCCGGAAGAGCTGTTAGTATTCAAGGCCGAGGTTGATGAATACACACCGAGCAAGTTGAACAAATGATCAAGGTTCTTTCAAAGAAAGATTACGCAATGATCAAGCCTACCCGCGAAGATAGCCATTGGGAAGGCAAACACTTTTGCAATTGTCGCACTCGCAATATTCGGCGATGGCTAGGAGTTAAACGCTATGGACACAACGATGTACCCAAACACCACTTGGAACCCACATGAGCGCAAACGCCGACTGTCTGAGTGTGATTATGAGAATGACTCCATCTCAACGCACACACGTACATACAAAGTGTATGGAGAAGCTACCACTGCATTTATCTCAAAAGGTGGGTTCACTTTTCGCGATGGCTCAACGAGTATGGCAAATGAAACGAAACATGAACGGGGGAAAACCCTATGAAGGAGAAAACCTCGATGATTGAAGTTGTGCTCAAGCCGTGCCCTTGGTGTGATAAGACACCAGAGCTGAAGTTACCTTATAATGGAGACACTTGGATATGGACCGTAGCTTGCAATAATTATGATTGCATGATGAAGCCCGTTAGCCCTCATGTCTCGATTAGAAAGACTACCAAGGGGAGCGTTGAAGGTATCGCTAATAAGCTTAAGGCTCTATGTGAGCGCTGGAATAAGGGTAATCCTCGCATCGCAAGAGAGATGAAACTTGTTGATCTTTCCAAGATAGGTATTAAACTAAACTTTAACTATAGGGTTGAGTCTCATGTGTAAATCTGATTTGAATAAGATTGAGGCGATGGCCTTCAAGGTTATCGAAGAGATCTCCATGAGCGATGTCGTAAGCTCTAAAGACAACTGGCGTTGCCCTTTCTGCCGTTCCGTTCACTTCTACAGATCTCGCAAGCATTACCTATGCCAGGATTGCGACAGCGCAGGTGACGTTATCTCTTACACAATGAACGATCAGCAGTGTTCGATGAATGACGCGATTGAGAAGCTTTACAAGCGCATTCTGAGTGATTCTAATGCGTAGGCATGAACTATACAGTCCTCGGCCTAAACCCTCAAAGGAGATTGCCCTAACGATTCCTCATAACTTTTCATGCCGTCCTTACCAACGTGCATTCTTCAAGGCCATGTCGGAAGGTAAGAAGAGAGCCGTCTTAGTATGGCATCGTCGAGCCGGAAAAGAGAAAGCTTGCTGGAACTATATGATCATGCAAGCCGCGAAAAAGACCGGTACTTACTACTACTTTTTTCCAACATTCTCGCAAGGAAGGAAAGTTTTGTGGGATTTTATTGACAAATCGGGCTTTAGGGTGTTAGAGCATATACCAACAGAGCTACAACAAGGTGGGCGCAATGCCACCGAAATGAAAATTAGGTTAAAGAATGGTTCCCTTATTCAAATTATTGGTACTAATAACATTGATTCTATTGTGGGCACTAACCCTATTGGTTGTGTGTTTAGTGAATATTCCCTTCAAGATCATACTGCTTGGACTCTCATGCGTCCGATTCTTGTTGAGAATGGTGGTTGGGCGGTTTTCAATTTCACACCGCGAGGCCAAAACCACGCCAAAGACATTTATGAAATGGCTTCATCGAACGAAAGCTGGTTCTCACAACTCTTAACCGTAAAGGACACAACTGATCATGACGGAAACCCGATTATTACGGAAGCAGATATTCAAGCCGAGAGAGAAGCGGGAATGTCTGAGGACTATATCCAACAGGAATTCTACTGCTCATTCACCCTTGGAATCGAGGGATCTTACTACGCCAAATCGATTCAGTTTGCAAGAGAAGAAGATCGTATATGCAATGTGCCCTGGGATCGCACTCAGCGAGTCTATACGGCATGGGATATCGGGTATGGCGATTCCACTGCTATTATATTTTATCAACTCTGTGGACAAGAGATTCATATCATTGACTATCTCGAACATCACGGAGAAGGATTGCCATTCTATGCCAAGGCTCTCACAGACAAACCATACATTTACGACGCACATTATGCGCCTCATGACATCGACTCACACGCCTTTAGCAGTGGCATGTCAGCCAGAGAGGTTGGAATTGGACTCGGACTTCGTTTCATTCCATTGCCTACCCTTAAGATCAAAGTTGAAGACGGCATCGAAAGCCTACGCGGTATTTTTCCGCGTATTTGGATCGATGCAAAAAAATGCAAAGGCCTTATCTCTGCCCTCGAGAACTACCGAAAAGAGTACGATAAAGACAAATCCTGTTACAAATCGCGTCCTCTCCACGATTGGGCATCGCATGGCGCAGATGCAGCACGCTACCTTGCAATCGCAATTAAGACGCGCACAGAAGGGATTAAGGGAGTATCTAATGAAGAAGCTGAACGGCTAATGGATAAATATCAACCAAGGTTTAATTAATGTGCTGTAAAAATAAATTAGTATTTAAAAGGTGTTTGCCATTAATAACAAATAAAGATTGGATAGTTAATCTTAAAACAAAGAAAAGGAATTTTATAATGAGTTTATTTAGAAAAAACAAAGAATTATATGATATAAAAGAAAGATTAGATCAATGTGAATGGAAATATGATGGCCTAAAATATGAGTATGAAAAAATTCAAGGTGAAATTAAAAAAGTTAGATTAATATCTAATATCTATCCTAATGAATCGATTCATCCAATGAGTACAGATTATAAAAAAGACAGAGAGCGTTTAGAATCAACGGGTTACACCATGCAAGGTTGTGTTGATAATTATGAAATTTGGGTAAATAAAGGGGTTAAAAATGGATAATTGCGAATTGTTTTTTAGGATTCCAGGTGCTTTGAAAGCTAATAGGTGCTTTTCAACAGATGGTTTTGGTCAAATTACTATAGTTCATGGAAGAAAAGAATTAGTAGCCCAGATGGGATCAGTTTCAAAATATGAATGGGATATTAAACCAAGGTTTTTCACATTTCCAGATATGCAAGAAGTATGCGAAACCGAGATTACGATAGTAGTTAGGGATGAATAATGCCTAAATCTACCGTAACAACGCCCGTTCCGCCTTTAACTCGGCCACGGGCTTGGCCTAACCCGCAGATGACGTTGCCTCAAAGAGCGCCAAACATGCCATCGGTAAACAAACCGCCTCCAATTTTCCCTGTTTCTAGAGGTGGTGGGGGAAATCCGTGAGTGATAAGGGCTGGGAATTAGGAAAAGCTCATGCGCATAAAGGTGTTGATTACGAAGAGGGTCAATGCCTTCCTTGGGATGATCTTAGCTATGCAGACCGTTTAGAAATAACAGGATTTATCTTTGGGAAGATCACGGCCTCCCCATGTTGTTCATTCAGGCGCTTGATTTATTCTAGGCTTGGATTCACGGGAGATGCTTATTGCCCTTTGTATAGTGCAGGTGGAATGCAGATAACTAATGCAATACTTGACGCAAATTTAGATGAAGAAGCATGCAAATAAATCTAATACCTCTATGTGAAGGTGAAGATCCGCCGGCTCAAATGTTAACAAGAAAAACTCACAATGTGAATGGACGTGTAGAGCACGAAGCAATTTTGAAAAGTGCATATAAATGTGCAGAGTTAGGAGTAGATCAAATGTATGAGACCTTAATTTATCTAAAAAGATGGGGAGGGTGGCTTGCAAATAATTGATGGAATTCCGGTTTGGGGCGATCCCGATCTTGAAACAATAGCTCAAATGCAGAATGCAATGAAATACGATGCAGCTTACGGGGCATTGATGGCTGATCATCATCTCGGTTACAGCGTTCCAGTCGGGGGAGTAATCGCTTATGAGGGCCGGATCTGTGTCAATGGCGTTGGCTTTGATATTGCTTGTGGTAACAAGGCGGTTAGGCTCGATTGCTCGGCCGACGAAGTTAGAAAAAATATTTACAGAACGATGAACGAAGTCCAAAAGCACATAAACTTTGGAATTGGGAGAACGAATGAAGAAAAGGTGGATCATCCAATCTTTGACGAGCCAATATGGAGTGAAATTGAAATACTTAAAAATCTTAAGGATAAATCTTTGGCGCAACTTGGGACAGTTGGATCAGGAAACCACTACGTGGATATCTTTACCGATGAGCTTGATCGTGTTTGGATTGGGTGTCATTTTGGGAGTCGTGGGCTTGGACATGCTATTGCCACACATTTTTTAAAAGAAGGAGGAGGAAAGGATGGAATTCATGCAGACCCGGTGCTTTTTAGTGACGACACAGACCTCGGACGAGAATACCTTGCGTGCATGGAGCTCGCTGGACGATATGCATATGCGGGGAGAGACTGGGTATGTCAACGCGTTGCGAAAATTCTCAGGGGAAACATTATCGACGAAGTTCACAATCACCACAACTTCGCTTGGAGAGAGAAGCATTTTGATAAAGATCTCTGGGTCGTCCGAAAAGGTGCCACACCTTGTTTTCCAGGTCAAAAAGGCTTTGTTGGAGGATCTATGGGAGAAATATCAGTTATTCTACAAGGAAGAATGCCAACAATTTCTACACAATCCTTACATATACTGTCACTTTTTAGCACAATCCACGGTGCAGGACGTTTTATGGGAAGAACTCAAGCCAAGGGAAAAAGAGATAAAAGAGGAAATACCATTAAAGAAGGGCTGGTTTCTAAAGAAGCGATGCGAGAATGGATCGAAAGAGAAGGCATCGAACTCAGAGGCGGAGACGTCGATGAATCTCCACACTGCTATAAGCGAATTATTGACGTACTTAAATTCCACTCCGAAACCACCCAAGTCTTGCACGTGCTCAAACCAATAGGCGTTTGCATGGCAGGCGGAAATATTTACGATCCGTATAAAGATTAATCTTACATAAGTGGCTGATCTGAGAGGCGAGATTGGACTGATCAACCAATCTTTATGTTGGACAAACAATCCAACTTTATGTAAGTAGCCGTTTTAAAACCCGGTTAGATGTACGTCGTGAAGGGTAAACATCATTAAATACCTGACACCATGAGAAAATGGCTGAGTGGCTTAAGGCGACCGCAGTAGAATCGCTGTCATTTGCTATCCACATGCAAATCGGTATGGCTTGCCCACGTTTGATGGGGAACAGGCTATCGTAGGTTCAAATCCTACTTTTCTTAAGGTATTGGCGCATGGCCACATTAAAAACATGCAAGCACATCGTATAATGTTTATTACATCTGCCTGATACGTGGGAGATCCTAGGTTAGATTCCTGGGTGTGTTTATTCCGGAAGGCAGTCTTACCCAAAGATTGCAAGCGCGAGAAGGCTTGGGAGTGACACTCTAAAAGTCATCCCGTCAAGGATGTGGTGTAGCGGTAGCATGCTCGGTTTGGAGCCGACAGGTCGGGGGTTCAAATCCCTCCATCCTTAAATTAACAGGAGTTTTACATGATAAAAGCATGTGCAAAGAGATTAGTGGTTTCAGAGATTGAAGAACAGGAAGAAAGAAAATCTGTTCTAATTATCCCCCAAAAGAGGGATCAAGTTAGAGCATTCGTCATAGCTATGGGTTCAGAGGTTGATGATGAATTAGAAGTGGGAGATGTTGTCTATTTACCCACAGATACGGGAATTCACATCGATATAAATGGAGAAAAATATCTTTCCATCAGCGAAAACCAAATCTTAGCAGCCTTCAAGGATAAATAATGGGAAGATCAGTAATCACACCTAGACCTCCAAAGCCCAATAATTCGTTCCCGCAAGGACCATATTTGCCTCCTCAACAACTTCCAAACAACCCAGTGAGGAAATAATGCCAGTATGCATCCCAATGCCTCCTAGACCGCCTCAGAGATCGCCGGTCTCACCCATGGCTACCAATAGTCCAATGAACCCAACAACGCCACAGCCGCGCATTCCAGTACCTCCAGGAGAACATCCACCAAAGAGACCCTAATGCATTGTTTAAATAAAGTAATAAATTTAAAAAGATTTAGTGACCAATTCGTAAGATCGATTGGTGAAAATATTGGTCTTTATACTTTATATGATATTTATAAACAGAAAGGTATATCTAGTATGGAACATATAGAGATTTGGGTTTTACGTGAATGTATTAATGGTATAACTAATAATGAAGAAATTGAAAAAGATGTGGAAGGCATTTCACTCACATTTCAAGGCCAGTGAAATTGTTTACTTAAATAATTATCAAATAGAAGTTTTAAGTATAGAAGAATGCTTTAACTATTTGGATAGCAATAGTTTAAGTATTGGATCAGGTAATTTGATTGTTAAAAGAATATTAAGATTGATATTAGAAAAGGTGAATAAAAATGAGACATGTAGTTCATAAATGCGCATATAATAATTTCAATAAAATATATCCATTTAGTCAAGAAATGGATTCATGCCGATGTGAAAATGTATCATGCATTTGTAGTATCTGCATATATGAAGAATTAGCTCTTAGCCAATTAATGAAAACGTATAAAAAATGAAACATGAGTGCCCTGATTGGGATTTTTTAGAAATAGATGAGACAATGATTGAATATGAATTATGTTTATGTGAGGGAAAATGACATATTTTAAAATTAATAGTATTTATAAAAGAAACATGACAGAGACAGATCCAGTAACAGGAGAATTGAAATTCGTTGATAAAGGTAAAAGTGGTAATAAATTAATATTAGGGAATTTTGCTTGTGAAGAATTTAACAACATTAAGCGATGGCGAGTCGATGAAAAAATTGACGGCACAAATATTCGGATCATGTATCGAGAGGGAGAAGTGTCATTTGGCGGCCGTACGGATAGCGCTCAAATCCCCGCACATCTGTACAATTATCTATCAAAGACATTCACTATCGACAAGTTGGATAAGGCGTTTCCTAGGGAAGGTGAAACAATGGAATTTCCAAATGTTACGATTTTCGGTGAAGGATATGGGCCTAAAATTCAAGAACCGATGGGTAGCAACTATCGCCAAGATGTTTCATTCATCTGCTTTGATATAAAAATATTAAATTGGTGGATAGATCGTGGATATGTGCGTCATCTTTGTGGAGAGTTAGGAATCGATTGCGTTCCTGAGATAGGAATCATGACAAATGAAGAGATCTTTGATTTTGTGGGTACACTGCCATTAAGTCGAATCAGTAAGGTTCCTCAGATGATGGAAGGGGTCATTTGCCGACCTGAACCATTGGTTCTATTTAGAAATCAAAATCCTTTAATATTTAAACTTAAATGCAAAGACATAATTAAACTAAAGGATACTGCTTAGTGAGTTGTGACATAACAGTGATTGTTAAAGGAGAAGATTCAACCTATAGAAAGAAATATCTGCATTACGAAGAAGATGGAACGATTTTATTATCTAGAGATTCAATAGTTTTAAATAATTATGTTGAAGAATGTAAGTTAAATTCTTCAATTAATACTGATTTAATAGATGCGGTTATTGTTAAAACTGAAATGATTTGGTGATGTTATTAGCGAGTGGTTGTTAATTTATTATTTGATATAATCAAATTATAAGTTAATAAGAGGTATTCATGGCAAGTCCCATGAGCGACTATTCGTACTCTCAAGATTCCAAAGATTTTTTATTTGATTATAAAAAGAAGATAGCGTCAGATCCGAGATTAGAATTCCATCAGGACATTGTCCAGGATTTCGGGGAAAGTTACGAACGAGCCTATCAACTTTGGAACACGTACTATGCAGAAGCTTACAAAGATCTGTCTTACTATCTTGGGAATCAATGGTCACTTGAAGAACTGGCATATCTCAACAATCAGCGCAGATCTTCTTTCACGTACAACAAAATTAGAAGGATCATCAATCTTATCCAAGGCTATCAGCGAAAGAATCGCATGGCCAGTATCATTTCTCCCGTTGAAGACGCTTCAAAAGATACAGCAACAATCCTCTCGGATGCACTTCAGCACGTCATGGAGTCCTCCGATGGATACTCGATCATATCGGATGCATTCAAAGGTGCCCTCACCACTGGAATCTCCTTTGTCTCTCCTTACGTCGATTACAGGGACGACCCCATATCAGGCGATATTAAGTTTCATCTGGATGAATGGAACGCGGTAATTCTTGACCCGTTTTTTACAAAAAAAGACTTATCAGATTGCGGATTTGTCTCTCGTAGAAAGTTTTTAGGACGCACTCAAGTGATTTCGCTTCTGCCGGAAAAAGAAGATGTGATTAATTCTCTTCCATGGGGATCGCGCGATGATAAATTCACCTATATGCCTTATGCAAGGCAATGGGGGATGCAAAAGTTACTGAATTATACAGAATACTGGCGAACACGTTGGGAGACAAAAGATGTTCTTGTTGATATGGAATCCGGTGAGACTCGCGAATGGGACGGTGATAAGAAACGCCTCAGAATGTATCGTGAGGCATTCCCACAAATTAAAGTTATCAAAAAACCCGTAAAAAGCGCAGAACTCGGA